AAGTAGTATTATAATATATTTTTTCATAGTTAATTTGTTTTAAAGTATTTTATTTGAAAATCTGATTGCTGTTTACCAACCTTATCTAGACCTTTTTCTGTTAAGTGGTTATTAATAATAACTCGTTGTGGTTTATCCATTTGTTTTAAAATTTTTCTATCTGTTATTGTTCTAACCAATTTGTTGTCATAGAATATTTCTATTTTATATCTCATCCAGTTACAACCATACTTTATGAAATGTTTTCTAGGATCTTTAAATATCATACCAGCTCTAGCCGGGATGTTGGTTTTAGTACCCTCCTCAACATTACCATAATGAATACACGATTCAACCTTGTTGTAAGCTAGTGGGTTGTGTATATTGAAATGTAAGTAGTCTTGTCTATTACCCGTGTAAGCTTCTAATATGTCTATCTCTGGTGGCCAAGGAGCGCCATACATCCAAAAAGCTGGCCACAAAGCATAACCTGTTGGTAGTTTAGCTTTTATTTCAAAATATCCAAAATGAAACTTTTCCACAGAAGATATAAGACCCACCCCATATTCTGGATAATAAGTATCATCTTCGTGCGTTATTCTTTTTGGGTTGTAATGTGTTTTTAAATGGAGAATATTATCATCATCTACAACAACCGCGCTTTCGTCATAATAATTCCAATCTTTTTCTGGGTGTATAATACCCCATGGCTCTTGCTTCAACCACTTGTGTCCAGACCAATTGAGCATAAATTAAAGTATTAAATAATTAAAACCAAACTTCACTTCATACACCGGTTTTTCCCAGTACTTCATGTGAGTCCCTTCAATAAACATACCTAGTGACTTAGTGATTCTTGAGCCAAAAACTATTCCAGCATCCCACTCTATGTTATCATACTTTTCTTCTCCGTATTCAAATGAGTATTCGTCTAAACCATAATGTAATGGCAAACAGTTAGCCCAAACATGCAACCATATTTTTGGTGTATACTTATAATAAGCTAAACCTATAACAGCACTAAGCTCTCTTTGTAAACCTAATTTCTCAAGTTCACGTTCATTAAACCTAGCGACTGCGTCTCCGAAATAGTGGTGGAAAAACTCGTCGTTTGAGGTA